ATCGTCGTGATTCTATGATGTCAAATATAATCCGCCAATCAAAAAGTACAAGGTTTCCAATCAAAAAGTACAAAAACGGGGCGTGTTTTTCGCGCCCCGTTTTTTGTATCCCTTTCACACCTCGAAGGGGGGCATTTTCGCCCCTTTTGATCGTCTACTTTACTTCTTGGAAGGTCGTCGAGTAGATCAGATTGAACACGACGATCTTATTGCTGCGTGTCTGCATTGTGGCACGGCTGCGGCTGAGGGCGGAAACCGTATCGCCCAGCGTCTCACCTTGGAGGGCATCGTGTAGCTTTTCCACCGTGTCGAGCATTTGCAGGGCCATGTCGCGCACCTTTTCAGGGGCGTGGTTGTGCGTTTCGCCAGCCGGTGGAAAGGCCACGCGTAGGGTGATGTCAGCCATTACCAATTGCGTATTCACTTCCACGGCAAGGTCACGGCAATTCGTGTAGTCGATGCTCAACAGACAGCAAGGCCATTCCACGGGCGGGCGTTCGCCGGATGCGCTCAGCTGCCCGCGGTCGAAGTCTATAAAACGAATCTCGGGCACACACTGCCCGATTCGGTCGCATAAAGCGATAAACAGTTCCTTATTCATTGCCTCTATTCTATTTGATTACAGTATGCCATCGATGGCCTCATCGAGACGCTTTTTGATGCGGTCGGCCATGTCTCGAGAATAGCCCATGAATTGCCGCTTGGGGATATTCATGTGACGCGTGTGCGCCTTTACCGTGCCCGGGGCGTCGCCGGCATCCGCCTTTTTCTTATTCGCTTTGCCCTTCGTGCTGCGCACGTAGGACTGTATAGCCACATCCCCCTCGAACCCCTCATTGTGCACTTGTGCGTAGGGCACTTGGGCATTACCGGCTGAGATGACGACCTTATCCGGCCCCACGTAGGCGGGACGGATACTATTCATCAGATTACCGCTTTGCACCAATAGGGAGCCGCTCTTTTTCGGTCTGCCTGGTATCCACGGAGATCCATCGAACCCTTTCACCGCAAAGCGCTCTTTGTAATACTCTACCGCTGTCTCTGACACAATGGCAGGCGCAGTGCTCAAAATCTTTTCCGGTAAAGCCTTCAAATAATTCTTGAACTCATCTATATCCATATTCTGTTCCCTGTTTCGCTGTATATTTGCATCGAAGTTTGCGGTCGCGGGTAAGGCGACTGGCCCCTCGAGGATGGTGGGGCGCTTGCCGACTGGATTCACAGCGTGCCCGCAGATCAATCCCCATAAGCCGGAGTCCATCCGGCTTATTTTGTTTTCGGGCGTTTCCTAATCAGCAACCCACGGCGCGGCGCTTTATCCCTTAGCACATACCATGATTTGAGAGTCAACTTTGATTTTTCGAGCTTCCCTACTACGGCCAACGCGATGTCCTTATAAAATTTGACCATCACGTAGTTGTTCAATGTCTTTACCTTATTGATCCGGTCTTTCCGCTCACGTGCCAGCCATACTTCATCAGGCGAAGCAGCGACCTCCCGAATGGCATTCAAAAATTCGGTGCGGAAACCACGCTTCTTAACTGCGTTCGTCGAATGTGTGACAAATGCCGCCTTTGCCATCTTCCACACGCGGCCGATGTAGTCCTCGACCTTCAAAAGTTCCGTTCCGTCCTCGACTACCTTATTGGCTTCGAACCATTCATCTGCCGACCCTTCATATTTGGGCACTTCATTTTTCGCCTCCCGTTTCAGCGTGTCGACGGATTCACGGACACCCCACTCTTGCGGAGTGATTTTTTCGAGGGTCTTACTCGACATGCTCGGGAACTTATGGATGTACATCTGATTAGCCGTAAACACCTCGGCCTCATTCGCACGATTGATGCCGAATCCCTGCGCCTCGCACTGTTTCCATTCGGGCGATTCGAGGTAATCATCGCATCGCTTTTGCATGGCTTCAAAGTCGACATTTTCCCCTTCATGTTTCATTCTGGGGGTAATGTAGCAACGGCAATTCCATCCGTTGGGTGGCATAATCTTTTGCCAGCGCGGATCATCAGTCGGCAAAGTCAGCCCCTCCAAGGCTTGGTGTTCCAAACGGACGCGATTATCGCCCACAGTACGGTATTCCCAAAATGGAAAGATCCGGACTTGTGCTTTCAATCGCCGGTAGGTGCTTGCCGATTCGGCCACGGATACGGCCGTATTGTACTCCGTGCGCAGCCATTGCTCATTGTACACCTTCAGCAGCGCTCTGGCCTTCTTTCTGAAATCGCTGTAGCCCTTGCTCTCGCGGAACAGACGGTTCAACTCACTTACCTCAGCCAGTGTTTTGGCCGCTGAGAAATGAAACAGGTTTTGCTCCAAGGCGGTGATGTAAGCATCATCGTTGGCATTGTAGACAAAGCCACTATCAGCCAGACGGACGTCCGCGCGGCGATAGCCCTTTCGCAGTCCGCGGATGAGCTCCGTGTGGGTGTAGGCAAACAGGTCGGCGCTGAAATAAGCGCGGCCCTTTGTCTCAATCGTCTGTCGGATCAGGGCATCCGCAAGCGTGGCCTCCGAGAGTGTGAGGATGTCGGATGTCGCCCGGCCGTATGACCGGGCGGGGACGAAAAAATCGAGCACCCGGGAAAAGAGGTTGCCGCGATCCGCGTGTTTCACTTTGCCGCCCGTCGGCGCATCATCCTCCGCGGCCTTTTTGTCAGGCTCTGGCGTGTCTGCCTTGCCTTCATCAAGGCCGGCTTCCTCATCCGTTTCTTCTTCCTCACTGTCCTCCTCTGGCACGCTAAAGAGCGGCTGCGCCTGTCGGCGGGCGATAGGCTCGCCGGGCTCGGGTAGAGGAATGTTGTACTTTTCATGCAGGTAGCTCTGCGGGATGGGTAGGATGTCCGAGAGTTGGATGATCTCGGGCACCTCGAGCTCGCGTTTGGCATCCATGTAGCGGAACTTTCCGCCGGTGATCGGATAGCCGCGGCGGATGAGCATGGGCACGAAATAGCGATTGAGCATGCGCTCCACGAACCGCCTATCGGCACGGTGCTTCTTTTCTTGAACAGCCATGTGCACCTGTCCCTGCGCCAGCGAACTGCCGTCTACGGTGGTCATCGTCTGCCCCAAAATGGTGATCAGGATTTCCTCCGTGCAAGCCTGCCGGAACTCTTTATATAGAAGCCCGTTGCCAGACGCAGCGTTGGCTTCCTGCGTGGCCTCCGTCTCTTTGGGGATAACGAGATAAGGCGCCGATCCGGCCGTCTCAAAAGCACGGATCAATTCGCGGCGGCTGGCTTCATCCATTGCGCTGTATTTGCCGATGCGAAGGGGCATGCCGAACAGCTCGACAAACTGCGCCCAGTCGCCAAATCCGCCGCGTTTGTAGATGACCAGTGGCGAGACTTTCAGCAGTAGCCCGAGGTCGTCGTCTTTGCCCCACTGGATCACCCGATCATCACCGGCGTAGGAGATGCCGCGGTCGTCCGTCTGCTGCCTTACGATCTCTTTCAACTTCGGGCGGATGTGCTTCCGATTGATGGAGGTAAAACGGAAGGTGTGCTCCTCGTCAAAATCGAACTCGTCGACGGAGATACCCCAGAATTTGGCCATCATAATCTCGCCGATCAGCTCCTCGAACTCAACCGTATCCATCAGATCATACATCACATCGACGTCTTTGTTATCGATCGTAAACGACAGATCGGCGTCTTTGACGGCGTCGATACGTTTATCGATGGCGTCGGCGAGCACGCCATCCAGCAGGATGTCACTATACAGGTCGTAGAGCTTTGTACGGTTACCGTTGTCGGCCATACGCAGTGCGGAACGCCACGCGGCCACATCGTGGACGGTGCGTACCACGGGCTGCACAATGATCTGCGTAGAGATGGGGCCAGTGGCGGCCTGTTTATGCTTCGTTTTATTGCTCATTAAATGGCGTTTAATCGGTGTTTAATCGGTGTTTAATAATGCTGGCCGCGTTTGGGATTGCTGCCAAAGTGGATCTTTCCGATCGGCGACTCATTGCCGGGCTCAGCGGTGCGCGGGGGTAGGTCTGGCGAGAGATCGCCCTTTTGCACAAGTCGCAGCCACGCGATGGCACTGTCGTAGCGCTTTTCGCGCAGTTCCATATCGATACAGGCATTCCCGAGGTTCACAAAGTGCCACACGGCAATGTCTTTGACAAATAGCAGCAACAGCGCATTGCGCGCCTCACCTTCAGCTGAGAAAATGGCAGCCGTATCGAAGTCATGCAAGTAGCTTTTGGCCTCGGCAATGGCAGCATCGATAGCGGCCACGGGTATGGCCTCCGTGTCGCGGCTAATGACGGCCACCGTCTCGTCATGCAGGTGGGTATAAAGTTCGTCGACGGTCAGAAACATGGGGGAAGAAGTGAAAACGAAAAGTGAAAAACTAAGCCTGCCCGGCGCTCAGCTGGGCGATGATTTCGCGCTCTCGGTCGGAGATCGCCCACGTCACGCTGGCAGCCTTTTCGGCTTTAAGGCGGTCGGCCTCACGAAGGGCTTCTTCCATGCGGCCGGCTTGTCGGTCAGACAGCAAAAAGCCGCCGCCGTAGATGCCTCTTTTCGATGCTTGCTGGCTGTCCAAACGGCGGACAAACGTGGCCTCATTGCGAGGGATTGAGAGCGCTACGCCGTGGCTGGCGCAGCGGGCCAGATCGGAGAATGTCAGCACATGCGAGGGGTAGCTATAGCGCGGCAAAGGATCTTTGCTACGCATAGCCGCCGTGAGGCGCTCATAAAGATCGGGCACGGACATGGCCAGCGTGTCCCCGAACAGGTTGCTGGCAAAAGAGGTGCGCACCGCGGCGCCGTTCTCATAAATCACATCCGCGCCGCAAACGAGGCGTGTGTAGGGCGCATCGAGACCCAAAATCGTCTTATGCTGAGCGAACAGGAAGAAGCGTACGCTGCGCTCTAAGTACCACCGTACGATCTCGGCGAAAATCGAAAACGGCGGATTGTCCACCACGACGCACCCGTCGGGATATTCCACTCGGCGATAATCCGTATCCGGCCAAAAGGGACGTACGATCTGGGCGTCGGCGAGGTCGACCTGTTCGCCGAGCCAGCCGCGCACGATGTCGTACACCTCGGGCGGCGTGTAGCAATCGTCGGAGGTGCGTTTGCGCTCAAATTTGGCCACAAAGGCCTCATAATCGTCTTGTCTCTTTTTCATGTCGTATCGTATTCCTTTTACAGCACCGCCGCGATACGCTTCAGCTTCACCCAGTGGGGGAAGTCGCTCTCGCTGTAATACTTCACCTCGCGCCGCTCGAAGTCCACGGCTTCGATGGAGTACTCGCGGCCGTCCATAAGGCGCACCACATGACGGCGCGTGAAGGCTATGCTGTCGAACTCTTCGGCGCTCATCGGGCTTGCTCTTCAAAGGTGATGCTATGCAGCCGGCGTAGCCACCCGCGGCGATACTTCATGCTCCGGGGGCGGCGTCGGCAGACCTCGTCAATGAATTCTTCCCGGGCGCGCATGATGCGGTCGAAGAGTTCGCGCTGCGGCGTGTAGGTGTTCACGGCGCGGAGCGTCTCGGGGCCCACACGGCCGTCCACGCGTACGCCCAGGAGGCGCTGCGGGATGCGCACACCGGGCCAGCCCGAGGCCCAGACCCAGTCTACGAGCAGCTCGGCGATCGATTGGTTTACGATGTGATCCGCCTGCCAGCGATCCCAGTAGAGCGTGCGCAGGATGTCCCACCACTCCTCGTCCGAGATGCAGCGCAGGCGCTCCACCGTGGGGCGCGGATAGCCCCGGAGGCGGCAATAGTGTTCATACGTGGCGATCGTCACGCCGCGCATCGTGGGGCCGCCCGGATCGTCCTGATCGTTAGCGAAACCGCCCTCAAAGCGCCGGATGAAGACGCCTAATCTGTGTATATCTGCCATTTGTTGGTTGTTGAATCGTTTATTTGTTGGGTTGTTGAGGGGGCGCTTGGTGGCCGTGCAAGGTGTCATCCGCCTTCTTCCGTAGAATCTCGGCGAGGTTATCCGTCCCAAGGGCTTCAATCATGGATTGCACGATAGCCTCAGAGCGGTGGCGGGTCTTTTCGTCGGCCTTTTCGAATATACTGAAAATTTCGATGATGCAGATAAAGACACCCGCCAGACAGGTAATGACGGGCACCCCCACGATTGGGTGCAGCTTCATCAATACAAACAGATGCGAGAAATGCAGCATGTAGTCGATCATAGTCGTAATGATCATGGCGCTCTCATAGACGACGACCTTTATGACCGTCCGGCTGAGCGGTTTCGAGCGGATCTCTTGTCCGCTCTTTTTGGCCTTACGTATGCCGCTGATGAGGTCGGCCACGATGGCGATTAAAACGAATAAGAAACACGCGGTGGCCACGGGAAACATGGCACCGGTTCCTTCAAAGAGTTCTTTCATTGTTGTTAGTCGTTGTTTGTGTCGAAAAAACAGGGCGCCCCATCCTGTAATGTGGTTAAGGCAGGGCGCCCCCAAGGCTACGGCTACAGTGTAACCACCACCTCGCGTTCGATCAGCAAATATCCCTCAGTGGTACGGGAGAGCGTGACCGCTTCGCCGAGAGAGAGTTTGTAGTAATTCACACTGAAACTTCCTCCACCGAGCGGGGCGTTCAGCTCAAACTTGGCGACAGGTGAAAAGATTGTCGCCGATGCGCCCCTTTCAATATTCGCAGAGAGCGGAACAGAGACACCATTCACCGTTGGAGCATTCCCCGTGCCTGTAGTGACTTCAATGGACCCACGCGGATTGTTGTTCTTCACGTTGTATTTGTGGACGATGCCGGTGAAGGCAGGCGCCTCAGGCTGATGGCTTGTGATGGATGTATTCAGTATCATAAGATCACCACGTTAACGGTTAGCGACTCTTCTGGCTGCTTGGCGCACGCAAACGTCAATCGGCCTTCTTCCTGTGCGGCCGCATAAACGCCGCATCTCCCATAAACTACAATCGAAGCCGGCGCGGGGCTTACGATAAGTGTATTTTCAGCCGTCACGCCTTCCACAGCCGCCATCAGCTGCTTTGTATCGGTATTCCAAGCTGAGACCTCAAGCGCGACCGTTTGCGTAACAACCTTGGCAGCCTCCCCCTTTTCGCCCTTCAACGAAGCAAGGAAATCAGACTTGCTGCCTTCATTGCCGGCCTCTTTCCAAAGGTCATACGTGCTTTTGCCGGCGTCGCCCTGTTCGCCTTTTTGCTTAGTGAGGAAGTCAGCCAAGCTGCCTTCATTGCCCGCCTCTTTCCAAAGGTCGTACGTCGATTTGCCAGCGTTGCCCGGTTCACCTTTCTGCTTAGCGAGAAAGTCAGCCAGGCTGCCTTCGTTTCCCGCCTCTTTCCAAAGGTCGTACGTGCTTTTGCCGGCGGCACCCTTCAATGAAGCAAGGAAGTCAGCCTCGCTGCCTTCGTTGCCCTGTTCTTTCCAAAGCGCATAAACGTCCTTGCCGGCTGCGCCTTTCAATGAAGCAAGGAAGTCAGCCTCGCTGCCTTTGTTGCCTTGCTCTTTCCAAAGCGCATAAATGTCCTTGCCGGCTGTGCCTTTCAATGAAGCAAGGAAGTCAGCCTCGCTGCCTTCGTTGCCTTGCTCTTTCCAAAGCGTATAAACATCCTTGCCGGCTGCGCCTTTCAGTGAAGCAAGGAAGTCAGCCTCACTGCCTTCGTTGCCTTGCTCTTTCCAAAGCGTATAAATATCCTTGCCGGCTGCGCCTTTCTGTGAAGCCAGGAAGTCGGACATGCTGCCCTCATTGCCCGCTTCTTTCCAAAGGTCGTACGTCGATTTACCGGCGTCGCCCTGTTCGCCTTTCTGCTTAGCCAGGAAGTCGGACATGCTGCCCTCGTTGCCTGCCTCTTTCCAAAGGTCGTACGTCGATTTACCGGCGTCGCCCTGTTCACCTTTCTGTTCACCTAAAAAGTCGGTGAAACTGCCCTCGTTGCCAGCCTCTTTCCAAAGGTCATACGTGCTTTTGCCTGCATCACCCTGTTCGCCTTTCTGCTTAGCCAGATAGTCAGCCACGCTACCCGTGTTGCCCTGCTCTACCCAAAGCTCGTAGGCACTTTTGCCAGCCTTTCCCGGTTCGCCTTTCAGCTTAGCCAGAAAGTCGGCTACGCTGCCTTCGTTGCCCTGCTCTTTCCAAAGCTCATAGGCCGATTTGCCATCCTGCCCGAGCCGCTGGTCGAGCGCTACTGTTACGTTAAACTCTTTTCCTTCCATGTCTTACGTTGTTTAATTGTCTACTACTTCAATACCTGTGTTCACTTCGCCCGAGGCGATGTCATAGAATCCATCCGGGAAGGCGGCATCATAGATGCGCGTCCGGAAACGTGCAAAGAGGGGGCCCTCGGTGAATCGGGGGTTGTCGAGGCCTACGACCACCTGCCCATTATCCACCTTCAGACCCGGTGGGAACGCTTCGCCGAGCTTTCGCCCGACGACGATACGCCGCGACCGCGACGTGTAAAACTCAAATTGCAGATCGCACTTCGTTGGATCGACGGGGTTGCCCATTCGGTCCGTAATGTCGATGCGAAACTTTGCATCCGATTGCTTTTGCAAATACTGTCTGTCCATACTTCGTATAATCGTTAATGGTTCGTTGTCTATACTTCCGGCCGCGTCCACGCATAGGGGCGGCGCTGAGTGAGGTAGTTCGGATCGGCCATATAGCGGTAGGCCTCGCGCTCGAATCGGATAGCCCGGTAGGCAGTGAGAGCATCGCGGAGACGCAGCATTCCCCATAGCCATTCCAGCATATAGATGAGGTAGAATCCGAGGAAACCCGTTTCGCGCATCTGCGCCGTGTGGATGGCCTCATGCCGCAGGACGGCTTCGGATAGCGGCCGATACTCCCGCCGAGCGAATACGACGCCCAGCAGATTGATGGCCGTAAAACCACGGAAAGGCACGAGGCCGTTGTAGATGACTTTCATGCTTTCGCCTTCTTTTCAGGCGTACCGCCACCCATAGACCGGAACGCGCTGGCCGCTTCGTCCACAATGGCAGCAAACACAGCCTTCTTTTCCGCGTCGGACAGGTTGCTCCCTTTATCGATGTAAAAGCTGATCCGCCCATCCGGAAAGGCCGAAACACTGCCGAGGTTCCGAACCTCACGTTCGATCGAGTCATTCAATTCTATCGTTCGTCCGCCTTCTTCCGTGATGCTGATCCGCCCATCCGGAAAGCGATCCTCACGTTCGATCGAGGCGTTCAATTCCATCGTTCGTCCGCCTTCTTCCGCGATGTTGTACCGGATCGACAGCGTGCCCGCCTCGTCGATCTTTGTCACGCCCTGTCTGATAATTCGTTGCAATTCCATAGCCGTCATCCCTCTTTTACGTCGATCGCCGCGTTTTTGACATCTCGAATAATCGAGTAAATGAATTTCCCGGTGAGGCGCTGAATAAGCAGTGCAAATTCATCGTCTGAAAACGTTTCTTCCTTGCCCGCGGGGGCAAAGTACACCTTACGTGCCAGCGCATCGACATCGAGGGTAAACGACTCCGCGTAGATGGCATTGCCGAACGCCCGCCGCTGGTCGAGCACCTCGAAGCGCCCGGGCTCTACTTCCAATTTGATTCTGCTGAAATCGATTCTTTTCATATTGTCTATTGTTTGATTGTTCGTTTGTGTCATTCCCAGCAAACGATCCACTTGTTTTCTTCGATCATTAGCTGCCTGAAGGTGTTCCCACCTTCCTTCTTTACCGTGTTCACATGGGGTAGTGGCCCCATATTGAGACGGAGGCGAGGCTGCCACTCTCCGAGGAATGGGGAGATCTTGACATAAAACCCTGCGCCCCCTTTCTCATAGCTAAAGCCGTCGCCGCCCATGGATACCGTTCCCCCGCCATTCGTCCGCTTTACGCTGATCTCACCGCCTCTGATTCTCGTATATCCGTAATTCCCATCTCTGACATCGACACCGCCGTTCGGACTAATACTTATTCCTTTTGATCGTTCATAATCCCCATAGTGTTCCACCGTGAGAGAACCACCCCTCACTATAAAATCACCAATTTGTGCAGCCTTCTTTACGATCAAATTGTTCGTGTCGATCAGACTCGTTTTGATATACCCCCCATCAATGATCGTTTCATCCATCATTGCCTTCCCGATTTTGTTTCTCCAGGCGAGGCTGCCCAGACTGCTGCTGTCTGGCTTGTTATCGATCTTTTCCCGCTGCGTATTGAGTTGCGATTGCAGGCTCTTGAACTCAGCGCGACCAGTGAGGGAGATGTTTTGCGATATGAGATTGATCGCCGAGGGGCTTTGGGTGATGTACGAGGCGATCGTGTCCCCGTTGGCCAGCTGCGCGGAGGCGTAGAGCGCATTACCTTGTGCGGTGGTTATAAAGCCCGCCGTTTGCAGTCGGTAGATCTTATCCTCGGACGTTGCTTGCCGATCCAGCAGGCTGTTCACCTGATTTTGCGACCACGTTTGCAGTGCCGCGAGCTGATCCTTTGTTCCCCCGGCTGTGACATTGATACGCCCCACCTCACCGCGGATCTGATCAGCAAAGACCTTGAACTCCGAACGGGTCTCATAGATCGAGAGATCCGGTTTGTCCGTCAGGTTGCTGTATCCCACGGAGCCCGATTCGATGCGGATATTCCCGCCGATCACCCCCTCGGCCACGTTGAAATACGTCCGGCCGTCAGGGCTGATGATGTTGCGGATGCGCATTTGCCCGGGCAGGATTTCCGTGTAGCCGTAGGCCGTGGCAAAGCTGCGTTCCCCGCCCGATTCAGACGAAAGCAGTCCCACGAGGAAGTAATAAAAGCCATCGCCCGGGTCATACTTGTACGTCTCTTGCAACAGGAACTCACCCGACGCTCCGCCTTTGGCGCATTTGGCCACGAGGTAAAAGGCCGACTTTTCGCCACTGAGATAGGGCGAAGTGTAACCGGCCACATCCCAATACTTATAATCCGTCGCTTTGTGTGCTGATGAGGTCTTATTGATGCCCATCGTCATATGCTTCAGGATGGCTGTCGGGGCCGTGAACACCTTCGTCTCATTATTCATCTCGAACAGCGGGATGATTTCGCGCTGCGTCTCCGTCCGGTTATCGACGAACATGAATTGCTGATACTCGTTGCCCACCAATACGGACATCGTGCGCACCCAGATGGGATTGACGCCAGCCGAAAAATTGTCCAGCGCCTTTTCCAGCATATCCTGCGCCTCTTTGGCATGCTCATAGGTGCGCGCCGTCTCGTGGCGTAGCTGCCGGAAGCCCTCTTCCGTTGTTACCTCGTTGCGATCGATCTTACCCAGCTGCCCCGACACGCTGCCCGGCGATGCCACATTCGAGAGCTCGAACTGGGGGCGGCGTGGGGTGTTCACCGGCGTACGTACCCCGGTGATGCGGATCAGCAGGCCGTCCGTGGGGGCGTACTTATCTGACTCGAGCAACACGAATCCACCTTTGACGATGCGGCTGCCGATCTCTATCCAGTGACGGTCGGCATACAGCTCATCCAGCTCAGCGGAAAAGGTGTATCGCTCTACTTCGTTTTCATATTTCACCCGCACGGCCTCCCGGAACATCTCCCATGAAGCGCCCGTCCGTGTGGCATTGTCGCACACATAAGCGTCGGGCAGCGAGCAACCGAATACGGCGTAGGTGTCACCCACCTTGGGGATGTAGACCGTGCCGCCGGGCATGGCGATGCCGTCGTACGTAGTTTGCACGAGCTCGAAGCGGCGCCCGTCGTGCTTATATTTCAGATCAAACTCCCGGCCCGTCAGGTTGCCGCTTTGGAAAATGACTTTCATCGTCTGCCCCGCGATCAGCGCCTTATTGTAGTCGAGCGCCTCGGGGATGGAACTGTCGATGATGTCGTAATTCACATGGCCATCTTTACCGGCAATCATCTCGACGGACGAGACCGTGCCCACGCGTTTGGGGTAGATCTGCGACAGGTCGATGCTATCCTCGACAAAGGTCAGGAGCGGCCGGTCGGCACGGGTGATCTCCGTACCTGTCGCATCCGTTTTGTAGCTGCGCGCCGTGGCGGCGTTGAAGCCCGCTTCATCGGCGAACTTCGTCCCATCGAAAGCGATCGTTTGCGACTTTGGAAGCAGCAATTCCACACTGCCATAGGTCGAGGCATCGATATTCTTCCGCCCGCCCTGTACAAGCAGGATTTCGCAGGGCTTCTTTGCCCCGAAATTGTCTCGCGATACGCCCGGCTTCAGCCCGCAATCTCGCCCGTAACGCAGGCGCAGCGGGTTGGCCTTGTTGTATTCCACGCGGCGCAGGTAGATGGCTTTACCCCGGATCTCCCATTCCGTTTTGAACTCATCGGCCAGCATTTGCAGGGCATCGGCGCAGGAGGTGTGGCTGTATGAAAGCGTCTTTTCCGTCGCCTCAATGCAGCCGCCCACCGTCCAGCCGCTATCCCTGCGATTAAGTGCCTTCACGATCAGCTCCAAGTGTGCCCGCGGTTTGGCCGTATAGGCAAACTTCAGCAGGTTTTGAATCGTCGTGTCGCGCACTTTGTACTTACGCAGGGCAGCCTCTGGGCCTTCCATCATCACGGTGTATTCGAAGTTGCGGTCGCCGTGGCAGATGAATTTTTGCGCGCTTTCCAGCCGGTAGCGCGTACCCCGGAAATCGGTGTAGGCCCCTTCCGGGATCTCCACGTATTCAGGCAGGGAATAGTAGAGCGTCAGCAGCTTAGTCTGATGGATCCGATCCTCGGCATAGCTGCTATCGTCCGGCTCGACATCGAGGATCAGCGCATCCTTTTTATCGTAGATTTTCATCGGATCACCGTCAAATTCAGTTCAAACTCATACAGGATGAAGCCGGGCCGGAGGGCGATGAGCCGCGTGCCCGTACATTCGCGATAAAACACGGGGTAATCCTTTCCCCGGTAGTTCAATGTGTGCTCGCCCGGCGCCGTGAGTCGGCCGAACAGGGCGTCTCGGCAGCTCCACATGGCCGCCGTTGAAACGGCTTTTAAGCAGCATTTCAACGCTATTTCTTTGGCATTGAAACGCACGATGCCAGTGTCGTAGATGCGGCCGTCGCGGGTGGCGATCTCCCGGGTGAGATTCTGTTTTACCTCAGCCGGGCGCAGTAGGCTGTCGCGCCCCTTTTGGACGAACACACCGAAATCGGCCAGATTGATGCCGTCGAGGGTGTAGGCCGAACGGATGACGTGCGTGCCCGGCGATTGCCAGACGGCCGCGTCAGTGCGCTCAGGTTCGTCGAGCTCGAACAGCGGGCGGAATGATTGCAGCGGCCCGTAATCGCGCAGCTCGTCGAAGTTGGTCAGGCGCAGGCGGAATGTTCGTCCGAGGGAGGGGAAAAGGATCGACCGATAGCCCGGCACGGCTAACGCCGCCACAAACCCGCGGACGTCGGCCTTGGGGCCGGAAGCCACGCAGTCAATGCCCACCGTAAGGGGTTGCAGTTTGGGCGCCTTCAAATCCACCTCGAGCCCGTCGTGTTCCGGCCAATCGTTGGCGGCCGGCTCTTTCATAGCTGGGTAGGCCAGCAGGTCGTTGTATCCGCCCCGTACCACCCACACGCCAAAGGCCGCCCGGGCGTCCGTTCCATCGATGTAGATATTCGTTTTCATTTCCGTCTTATCCGTTATGCTGTTCGCAGGATGACCCCGCGGGAATTGATTGTCTCCAGTTCGCGTTTCATGCTGCCGATGCCGCTTTCGATCTGCTCGAGGCGTCGACAGTAGGCCGTATTGTCACGTATCTCTGTCAGTATGGCTACACCTACCACGAGGGTCTGATTGATCCCCCCTACGGACAGTTTGATGGCGTCTTGATAGATCAGCAGCGCCGTCAGCCGCCCCTCGATGGCCGTAGCCGTGTCCTGTGTAATGCTTTGGATGCCCTTCGTTGTGCCCGTGCGGCCGTCCTTCGCCTTATCATCTTTCTCGCCGAACTTGGTGTAGCCGCGCTCTTTCGCGCGCTTTTTGACCTTATTCAGCAGCTCGATGTATCGGTCGTCGCGCTTGGTCATCTCTTCCATCAGCTTATCGAAGTCGTCGAGTACATCCTGATCGCCGCCGGGCTTCAGCGATTCGACAAGGTTCTTCTTGAAATCCTCGAACACGTCCGAAAAGATGGCCGAATACAGCAACTGCGTGATAAAGTTTTCAAGCGAGTCGGACGCCGTGGCAAACATGGCCTTACTGGCATCCTCGCCCGCCTTCCATGCCCCCACGATGGCGTTGCGCAGGTTGTTACCAATGTCGCCGGCCAGGCTCGTGGCAATCTCGCCGAGGCTATCCTCCGCCTTTTTGACGGCATCCTGCCAATCGAGGGCGTTTTGAAGCAGCTGCTTCGTCTTATCGTCCACCTGATCGGTGTTGATCAGTGTTTTTGCCAGCTCTTTATTCAGGTTGCCCGCCTCGTCCACAAGCCCCGGGAAAACCTTCATCAGATCATCCGTGACCTTGTCTTTCTTCTTGCTGAATATGCCCGCAAGCAGTCCGCCGATCGTCCCCACCACGGCGCCGATAGCCGTACCGATGCCAGGGACGATCATCGAGCCCACGGCCGCGCCGGCCAGTGCCCCCGTGGCCGCCCCTTTGGCCACATTGTTGCCGTCGACAACGTTGCGCAGGTCGACGTTGGCCTGCCCCTCATGCAGCTTGCCGATGGCATCGGAGTAACCATCCATCGCCTTATTCAGCGCTTTGAAGCTGTCTTTGATCTCGCCGGCGTAGTTGCGCACAAAGGCGCCCGACTTGCTTTGCAGGCGCAATTGCTCATTCAGCGACAGGGCATATTCATGGGCAAAGGCGATCGAGTTTTTGTAGAACTCTTTTTCCACGGCGCGGCGTTTTTCGGCCGCCGCGGTGATCATATTGATCAGCGTGGCTGTGCCCGAAATGGCCGTGCTGATGGCGCCCACCTTGCCCCGTGTCGTATCCATGTCGCGGGAAAGCATCTCGCTGGCGGCGGCGAGGCTCGAACCGATTGCCGCGAAGGCCTGACCCACGCTGCCGCTCAGTCCGCCCAGCGCCGCGGCCATCTGCCCGAAGGCGCCGAGCATCTCGGACAGCTTTTGCGTCGGGATGCGTCCGAGTTCCTTATTCAGGGCTTCGAGTTCCTCGCGGGCAAGGGCTATTTCCTTAGCCAGCTTATCCGTCGGGGCGAGCTTGTACCGCTCTTCCATCAGCCGGATACGTTCCTTTTGCACCCGGCGCTCTTCCTCGAGTTGCTTTTTGCGACGATCCGCTTCCCAGCGATAGAAAGATTCCGCATTGGCCATCTGCTTACGGGTGATCTCAATGTCATAATTGAGCATCTCCGCGGTATAGCTGTTTTTGGCCAGCGTGATCTCTTTCTCTTTGGCGACGGTGAGTTCGGCGATCAGTTTCTCATTGTTTTCCGCCATCCGCAGCCGCTCTTTGTAGTAGTTTTCGATGTCATCCAGCTGCACCGCCAGCTCATCGGCGAAGCGCAAGCGCCCTTCCTTGAATGCGCCGTTGACGGCTTCATCAATCTCAGCCGCGGACTTCTTATAAGACTTTTCGGCCAGATCGACGAGGTTTTTGAAGTAGGTCGTTTCTTCCTTCGAGAGGGTTGCGTTTTTGCCATAGGCCTCTCGTTTGGCCTTCAGCATATCCTCCTCCTGCTGTTTGATGGCAGCCAGTTCCTTCTTCTTATTCAGTTCGGCCTGCTGGCGTTGTTTGTAGTAGCTGTCATTCAGCAGGTCGATCTGCTTTTGGGCGAACTCGAGTTGGTTATTCTCCCATTCCCGCTGGTAGGCCTTTTGCAGTTTGAGCCGCTCCTGCTGTTCGCGAAGTGCCTTTTCTGCATCCTTGTTCCCTCTTCCGGAGCCGGAACGCGCCGCCTTGTCTATAGCGCCCAGTTCCTTTTCCCGATCCGTGTCCAATTTGATCAGAGAGGCCTTCAGCTGGTTCACCTTGTCGATGTCTTCCAGACTGTTTGTCGTTAGTTTGTTTTGGCCTTCCTGTATGCGTAGTTCCTCAGTAAGTTGTCGCTTCCGCTCGTCGTAAATCTCATTGACGACGGCCTTGTATTCGTTGGCTAATTGGATCCGCCTTTTGCCTTTGGCGCTTTCCATCTGCTCGCGCAGCTTTTCCGCTTTGGCCTCTTTTTCCGCTTCTTCCACCCGCCATTCGCTACGGTCACGCGACAGCTTTTCCCCAGCTACACCGAGCTCAGCCGTTTTTTTGGCGGCTTCATGTATAGACGTGAGATAATCAGACACGCGCTCATTGGCACGATCTATTCCCCAGTAGAATTTTGAAAAACCGGCATTAAGCTCGTCAAAACCCTCCGTAAAGCCCGAGAAAATGATTTTGCTCAGCCCCTTGAACATATCCCCCAAAGCCAATAAGCGGTTGGCGAGATTCGACAGAATGGCTCCACATACATCGTTTACAGCCTTTATCGGATCACGGACGGCGTTATAGATCGTTTCGCCGAGCTTAATGAGCGATTCCCTAAGCTGCCCCATCACACCAGAAAGATAGCCAGACGTACGGGCAAACTCCATCTGTCCCTCAACAGACGAGTTGAACCACATCACCAAGGATCGCAGGGCAACGACGATGGCGTCGAGGAGAAAAACAATCCCAGAGGCTTTGAGGGCCCCAAAGGCTTTAGAGAGGGATCCCACACCCGAGGCAGCTGTATTCAGTGGCCCAGGCAGCTTATTGATGGCATCGGCTTGCACACGAAAGCCCCGCGACACGAGATTGCTCCCCTCAGCCATCTTTTTTAGGACTTTGGAGGCCTCTATCTCTAATCGGTCGAGACTGTTCGTCACGCCGTCGACATCCTTATCCAGATTGCCCTGAAACTCGAATGTTACGTATATCGTTTTTTCGTCGGCCACGGCCTTTTCTCGTTAGTTGTTGGTGGGTTATGGGGGCGGAGGCTGTCCCGCCGTTTTAAGCCAGATTGAAAAACTTCTTGGCTTCGGCCTCAGAGGTGATTTCGCCCTCGTCAGCCGGTTTCTTCTTTCCGTATTTGGGTTGGTCATTGATGGCCGCCAGTACAACGCACCACGGCACTTTATACATCAGTTCGCGCCACGTCCAAACGCCTTGCGAGGTGATCTGGAACAGTGCGCCGAAAGGGCTATGGGGGCCTTCGTCCCTTAACTCCCCGTCGTTTCCCGGCTCAGATTCGGAGTCGTCACCTGTAGATGAGCAATCGATCTGATAATAGTCGTAAAATGGCCCGCGCCACTTAGCAGGACGATCACTTTGGCCAGCTCAGCCATCGTTTGGGCATCCATCCGTCGGCGTAGGTAGGCCGCCACGGCACGATGAAACAGCGCACTCATCAGCCCCGAACGGATTAGTCCGAGGGCGATCAGCCGACTGGCACGGACGCCGTTTTTGGCTGCTGAGGTGAGCACCGCGGCAGCCTCGCCCGTTTCGAGCGTTTCGAGGTCGACGTGCATACGCACATACATCCGACTAATGCGCAGCAGTTGGGCGTAGACGGGGCGCCGAAAGCGCATCGGGAACACCTTTATCCCCAACATGCGCAGTGGGCGGGGCGCCGGCACCTTGACCAGCAGCCCCGTATCCAACAGCGCGTCGGCCACATCGATCTCGACCGCCCGCTTGTTTTCCGTCTCTTCCATTATGTCGTCCAGCTGAATGGCTCGTAGGTGCCACTATTGTCCCCATCGGGATTCATGCAGCGCGCCGTGACTTCGATCTGCGCGATCTCCGTACGGGTCAGGTTCCACTGGAAGCGAGCAAGGATCTTTGCACGGGGGATGTCGAAACCCACCTTGTAAGGCGTAAGCACACGGAGCGCCTTTTCCACTTCCACATACTCCTTCGGAGGAATGAACTTTTTCACGTTATGCTCCGTGCCAGACAGATCCTTGATTTTGCCATCCACCTCTTTGCCGCCAAACAGGGTTTGCAGCACTGCGTTATCCCATTCGAGAATGTTAAACGTGAGGTTCTTCAATCCCTTTTCCGAGATCACGGATTCCGCCGGGGCATCCGGCTCTTCCTCGCAAAAGAACTCTTGTGTCTGATCCTGTTCGGTGATAAAGGTGGCCGTGCCCTTCAGGGTGCGGGCCAGCTGCTTCATCTCTTCCGGCATCTTAGCGCCGCCGTCTGTCACGTCGCCGAACAGGATGGCGCTCAGTCCGACAGATCGGATTTTCTTTCCTAATGCCATGTCTTTTCTTTAATTGTTAATGGTTGTTGGTTGTGATAATTAGGGGATGCCCCCGCGGCCTCTGATGTAGAGCCGCACGATGAGCCACGCGGCCATGCCGAGCACGAGGGCCAGGAAGGCGTATCCGCCGCCCATCAGCGCCCGGTGATGCCACCGGAAGGGGCGCTCCACGGTGACATACTCCGTGCGTACACGGTCGGTCAGCTCGCGGATGGTGCGGTCGCGCAGGGCGATCACCCGGCGAAGGCTGTCCTCGTGGCAGTGCACATCGAGCAGGGCACCGCGGTAGCCCGTATCGGTCAGGACGTCCGTCAGCGTCACGTTCGGCACGATGCGCGCACCGGGCACGGCGATCAGCCGCGAGAGCGCCACCCTGCCCGACTGGCATTCCAGGTAGGCGCGGATCAGGGCCGAATCGGGTTCGATGACCACAAGCGTATCGCGCACCGTCTCGGTCACTTCCCTTTGCGTCATCTCGCGCTCCGTGTACGGCATGCGCCACAGGCGGCAGCCAGTCGCCGCAAAGAGTGTGAGGGCAGCCACCGCCGTAAGCCATAGGCGCCGAAAGAAGGCGCGCGCACGGCCGGGAGAGAGGTCGGCCAGTGCGCGCAGCCTCGGAACGAACAAAAAAGTGAGGGGGAACACCTTGGCAGGGTTACTTATTCGTTTTTGTGGGGTCGGCCTTTTGGGCCTTTGCTTCCGTGGATGGTTCCGCCTTCGTAGCCTCGGAAGGTTCCACCGTCTCGGGCGCCTTCGCGGCCTCAGAGGCTTCCACCGTCGTAGATTCTTCCGGCTTTGGCGCCGCTTCCGCGGGGTTCACCCACGGGGCCGGGCCACCCAGACGGACGTACCTGTCCGCGCCGCCGGTGTACATCATCACCGTATCCCCCGGGTAGCACGGAATGCCCGAAACGGTCACCGGTTTATCGGTCTCGTTTTCCACGATCAGCATGGAAGCCGGCTGAATACCCTGCGGGAAGGCGCGCAGCTCGGTCGGGTCATTGGCAGTCACCGGTACGATGCAAGGATTGCAATCGTGACCGATGATGCCGTCCGCCGTAGGCCGGCGCAGCGCCGCGGCCGGGAAAGGTACCATGACCACATCCGGCCCGTCTAAACTGTCCGGGGCAACGAACGTGTACCGCCGCCCCGTGGTCTCATTTCTGTACATCGCCACTTCTACGCTTATTTAGCAGAAAGCAGTGCGCCGATGTATTTGCCCGTGATCGGCAGCGCCATGCCGCGCATGTTGAAGCCGATGATGTCGCCGCGGTGTTGCGGGTCTTTGAGCGCGGAATACATGTCAAAATCACCCTGACAGCGACCCACGGAATCCTCGTGGTAGGCCAGTGAGGCAGGCACATCGTCCGTGGTGGCCGCTGCGCCCCACGCCTTCTTCTCGTGCGTCGTATTCAGATAACCCGGGGTCAGCGAGCAACGTACGACGCGGAACGAAAACAGGCGATTCTCATTCCAGATGTTTTTGTACGCTTTGAGGTCTTGCAGCATCAAGTCCGAGGCATGCACGTGGTTCAACGCCAAAATGCGCTCATCCTCGGGCACCTCCAGCTCGTTGAATCGAAGTTCCATGTCGAGGATGTCCTCGAACCTCAGCATCTTATACCCTCGCTTGTTGGTTTCTGTCCCGCCGGCGATCGTCACGGGGGTCGTCGGGGTGTCTTTCTGCGGCGCCCAATTAAAGGCGGCCAGCGTGGTAAACTGCTTCAGCAGCGCCTTCTTGTGCCCCTCGATGACACTTTGACGTTTCTCCGATGATTCTTCCACTTCGATGGCATCGCGGTAAACCGTGTTTTCCGTGTCGAAGCGGTGCAAGGGTAGCTGGTGAGGCACATCCGTGCGGGTAACTACCGGAATCGGCCACACGGTATTATCCATGTAAACCTTCGGATCGACGCCGGCCTCTTGCAGATTCAGTGCGTTGTTATCCACCCACGCGTCGAGGTTTTTGCAGTAGGACAACAGGGCGTTGCTCGGATAAAACTTTTCAATGATTTCCGGAATCCAGATCTCTTTATTCAATCCCATTTCTATACTGTTTAATTGTTATTGCAATGCTGTTTCAGGACGGATCATGGCCGTAGGCTTCACGGAATTTCTGCACATAGAGCTCGTGATCCTTTTTCAGCTCTTTCAGTCTGTCGGCCTTCAGAATGTCGGCAAATGACATGTCAGCCAGTTGCACCATGTTGGCGGCCGTTCCTGCGGGTGTGACTTGTGCGGCGATGCTCGGACGCTTGGGGATGGATGCCAGCCGGACGGAAGCCTGCGCAAAGTCCATCTCAAAGTCTTTCAGCCATGCCTCGCGGCCGTCTGCATTGATACGGGCTTCGCGGATGGCACCATCCACCAATCGCACGGCCTCGGCCTGTTCCGCCTCTTTCTTCGCCTTATTGATCGACTCGAGTCGCTCAGTCAGTTGTTTGTTTTCGTCGCGGAGACGGACGGTCTCCGTTTGCAGCTCGTCGCGGTTGCGGATGATGACCTCGACCGCCTCCGTTACAGCCGCTTCGCCAGCGGCATCATTGAGTTTCAAAAGTTCCTTCAGTGTCATATATGTATCATTTGAAATTGCGGTATCGGGGCTCTCAGCAAATAGGCGGATCACCTGCGCACGGTCATTGAGATCTACCCGCGTACCCGTGGCACGGTCATAGAGCGCCAGCGCATTGTGGTTGGCTCCAATGGGGCAAATCGACGCTTCGCGCGCTGTCCAACGCACAATGGTCGGCCCGGTCTGTCCCGGCATGCGATACACCGGATCCTCCGATGCCTCGTCTACCCACGCAGAAATAGAGGCCATGCGCAGAAAGTCACGTTCCACTTTCCCGGCTACCTCTTTGGCGCGGGCATCCGTTTCATCGAATACGGCATCGGCCAGAATCTGTGTCCCTTCGATGCGGATATTCTCCCACCGGCCGATGGGCAGCTCCCAGTCGTTATGATTGAGCAGCATCACCGGGTTACGGCGGAACTCATCCAAGTTCGCCCCCGCGGTCAGCATACGGATCCCATACGTGTTCACCGTCTCATCGTGTAATATGAAAGTCTTTACAGCCATTGTGATCTTGTTGTCGACTGCAAAAGTGTCAGGCCCTCAAAATCTCCGCAAATCGGCATGTAAAAACCTGATAGATTCGGCGGTTTTTCCGATGAAATCAGCGGTTTTTTGCACGACTCTTTTCGGGAAAACGCCCTCTGACTGTAATTTTGTCAGGTATAATTACTAATGTAACAGGTAGAGTAAGATGGATAAACAACCTCCCAAAGGCGGAACGAAGGCCGCCCGCCAGCAGCAGCGTGAACTGGCACGGCTCAAATTCTTTTATCAGCATTGGACGTTCAAGGAAATTTCCGGGTGGCTCGGCGTGTCTGAAAACACCATTGGGAAATGGGCAAAGGATGACGGGTGGAAAGATGAAAAGCGATCCCTCACCCAAAGCCGCGAACAGGCCCTACTGGCCGCGTATAAGCAGCTGGGCGAGATCGATGCCAACATCGCCGGGCGCCCCGAGGGCGAGCGCTTTGCCACCAAAGATGAGCGCCTCGCCCGCCGCGACCTGCGCCGCGACATTATGGAAATGGAAGCCGGTAGCGGTGTCCGCGATGTGATCAATGTATCGCAGGCCTTACTGAATTGGCTGCGCGCCTTCGATCCCACAAAGGCCATCGAAGTCAGTGCCCTATTCGATCAATACATTAAAGAGATGCTCCGATGAAGCTGACGGACAAACAGGCTTTACAGGAATGGGAGCAATACCTGCAATCCATCCGCGAAGAAACGGCCATCGATCGCGCCATGCCCGTGGCCGAACGCGAAAAACGCCGCCAATGGCTCGAGGCGCATCCCCTCGAATGGATCAAAGAGCTGTTCCCACGGTTCGCCAAATATGACTTTGCAGGCTTCCAAAAGAAGGCTATCGCCCGCATCATTCGGCAAGCCACGGAGGGTAACTGGTACGAGGTGCTCTCATGGGCGCGTGAGCTGTCAAAAAGTACCACGGTGATGTTCGTTGTGATGTTTTTAGCGCTCACCGGCCGCAAGCGGAACATCCTTTTGACTTCCAACAGTAGCGACAATGCCGAGCGCCTGCTGCGCGTCTACCGGGCGCAGCTCGAGGCCAACAAACGAATCGCCTTCTATTACGGCAATCAGCGGGGCACAAAGTGGACGGAGGAACATTTTATCACCGCCCGAGGCGTTTCCTTCTTTGCCGTGGGTGCCCGCCAGTCGCCCCGCGGTTTTAAGCTCGACGAGGTGCGCCCAGACGTCATCCTGCCCGACGATTTCGACACGGATGAAGAATGCCGTAACCCCGAAATCATCGCCGACAAATGGAACTGGTTCGAGCAAGCCCTCTACTTTACACGCTCATTCAGCGAGCCCCTGTTGGTTATTTGGTGCGGCAATATCATCGCCCGCGATTGCTGTATTGCCCGAGCCGGTGCGCGCGCCCGTGAGCTGGCCGGGCGGAATAAGCCGCTGGGGAATTGGGACATCATCAATATCCGAATGGTAGACATCCGCCGCCCCGACCCCAAGCGAGACTTTGCTGAGGGCGTTTCGGTCTGGCCGGAAAAGAATACAGAGGCGATGATCGACGAAGTACTCGCGCAGGTGTCGGCCGCCTCGGTGCAAAAGGAATGCTTCAACAACCCAGTGGTTGAAGGGACGTACTTCAAAGAGATCACATGGGGCGCCGTGCCCCCGCTTAATAAGTTTCCCTTCCTCATTAGTTATGGCGACCCGGCGCCCTCCAATCGTACGACGCACCGCAAGGGCGTGAAAGCGCTCGGATCGTTTAAGTCGAACGTGCTTTTGGGCATTTTGGATGGCCGCCTGTATGTCATTACGGCTTTCCTCGACCACGTCACCAATGATGAGTTCGTCAATTGGTACTACTACCAAAAGGATTACGTCCGCGACCGTACGACGATCTACAACTACATCGAGAATAACAAGCTACAGGATCCCTTCTACGATCAAGTGTTCAAGCCGCTTTTCCTGCAAAAGGCCATCGAACGGAAATTCATCATCTCTATCGCACCCGACGAGCGAGCCAAACCGGATAAGTTCGCCCGAATTGAAGGCAACCTTGAGCCGCTCAATCGGGCGGGCAACCTGATTTTCAACATTGCCGAAAAAGAGAATCCCCACATGCAGCGACTCGAGGAACAGTTTAAGCTCTTCGATGATGGACTCCCCGCCCCGGCCGACGGCCCGGACGCAGTGGAAGGGGGTTACTTCGTGGCTCAGCGTAAGGTTGCCGCCATCACCCCCACGGCGTGGTCGATCGGCACGCGGCCGGTGAATAAGAAAAGGTATTGAAAGCGTTTTTTACCCCTCCCAGTTCCACGAGGGGTAGGCACGACGGAGGGCGGCGGCTGTTTCGCGGCGGGTATGTAGGTCGGACAGGTAGTGGCTGACCCCACGCAGCACGTCCATAATAGACCGTTCGTCTACGAAAAACTCATGCTCGGACAGAATGTGCATCACATCATCGAAGCGGCGACGGCGTACCTCTGTCCAGTAATAGAAACGCGCTGCCAGCAGCCGGCGGCGCGCCTCACGACGCTCCGCCCGTGTCAAACACATGGAAGGATTTCCCTCCGTCTCTTTCGTCTGGTTCTGTTCCTCTTTCGTCTGGTTCTGTCCGGTCATCATTGATTGCTTGTCCTTGCTTTTGCAAAGGAAGCAAAAGCGGAGGGAAAGGGCGACGATTTGGCAGGTGAAAAGATAGACACAATGTCACCCGCCTATATACAGCAAAGGCGGCCTATCCATCCCGGACTCCGGCCGCCCCAATCAAAAGAAATTTATAACATCTTACTCTTATACCTTGTCTACTTCTTTCCTGACGTCAGGAAAATGCTCCCCCCGCTCTATCTCTACGATCCCCCGTATAATCTCATAAGCCACTTGCGGGACAATCGCGTTGCCGGCCGCTCTTAGGGCTTCTTCGTTGAATCGTTTATCGGCGCGGTGGATAGCTTCTTCGATTTCATCATCAGACAGACAGTCCGCAAAATCCGCTCGTATCCGGCGGCGCAGTGATTCGGGGCATATCCCATCATCGTCAGTGCGAACCGGTGATTCATTCGGAAAATCCCGGAAACACCCGCGCGGACTACGAACCCAGCCACGACTTCCTCCAAGTAGCTGGCCCCCTTCTTCGCTGCCATTTTCTTGTTGTTCACATTCAGCCCCGCGGCCTCGAGGCTTGCTCGTGGCGTTGGAAGCAGGCGCGGAGGCAAGGTTATCGTGCGCCCCCCAATGTTCACCGTCCGCGGCGGCATCGGAGGCGAGGAACCACACTCGGTCGCGTCGGTGGGGTGCCCCGACGGCACAAGCCGGAATAACCACCGGCCGGATGGTATATCCGATGGCTTCAAAGTCTTTGCAGATCCGGTGGACGGTGTATTGCCCGCATTTCGTTTGAAGCTCGTTACCCGCTCCGAACAGATCGGGCTCGCTTTCCAGCGTAGCGACGTGAGCGGGTTGTACCATCGAGAGGATGCCAGCAACGTTTTCACCAATAACCCAGCGCGGTCGGACGTCACCAATAATGCGCAGCATTTCTGGCCAGAGGTAACGGTCATCCGCCGCTCCACGGCGCTTCCCTGTTGAACTGAATGGCTGACAGGGGAAGCCCCCGGTGAGTATCGTACGGCGGCCGTAGTCGGCGCCGAATCGTGGAATAAGTCTTTCATCGATGATCGTTTTTGTCAGTGTACGGATGTCTTTATGATGATAGGCGGCGGGGAACAGGGAGGCCAACACATCGGAACCAAATGCGCCGATCTCACACGATACGACCGTCTCGATGCCACACCATGCGGCCGCCATGCCAAACCCGCCGATGCCATCGAACAGACCGATATGAATCATCCCCGCCGCCATCTCTTTCATGCCTTGCCGTCTGTTGCTTCCTGTGCCGCCCGGTAGGCCGCTTCCCGATGGCGGATCCACGCGGCAATATCTTTCCACGGGAGCATCCCGCCTGCGTTCTTATCGTCCACGTAGCAATGCGCATACACCTTACGCGCGTCGCTGCCATAGGTCACCACCTGATCCGGCTGATGATCGTTTATGCGATCGAAGCCGATACCCTTTTCAAGCAGCCAGTTCACCATCTCCGTTTGCTGGCGCCCTTCGCGGCATGTCCAGATAATGATGTAGTGCCCTTCGGCGCGCAGAGCGTTGATCGCCTCACGCGCCCCAGGCATCGCCTCGCCGATCCTCGGCCACTGGCCGTCGTGGATCGTTCCGTCAAAGTCTACTGCGATGATCATACGTCCGTCATGCTTAAGGGGATGGGCACCCAGGTGCCCGACTCGTCGCGCACCGCCGCGCGGATGTAGTCTTTCGAGGGCGTGGGTTGGTAGCTCTCTTGAATGATGCGCACGCCCTCTATAAAGCGTTCGTTGCCCGTTTCTTCGGCCATCTTTTGCAGCTGTAACACGCGGGAGGCCTTCAGATTGCCCGCCTCGTCGCGCGACAGCAGCCGCAGGATGGCCTTCACAAGCGCGCGACTGGCATCGTCACGGGCCTGCGATTCGATGTACTCTTTGACCATCGCAATACCCTCATTCACCGTGTCGCGGTAGTTGTCGAGCATGTAGTGCCCGATGGTGATGCGCATCGTGCCCTCGGAGTTGGTGAACGTGTGAGACTGCTGATCGTCTTTCACGCCGAACAGCTCCGCCTTCATCTCTAATGCCCCGCGGAAGGCCTCCGCCGCGGCTGTCTTTTTCTGGGCGATAGCCTCGCTGATATTCGTCAGCTCGGGCATTACGGCCGCGATCGTCTCATCCACCAATGCCGTGTAGGCTTCGCGATCGGACTTCCGTTTGGCCTCCGCTGCTTTCTTCTCTTTGGCCAGTTTGTAGGCCTCAAACTCTTGGCGCTCCTCGGCCGTCATTTCTACTGTTGTCATTTCTGTTTATGCGTTTAGGTGTTTATCTGTTTATGCGCCCAGGGATCTCTTTCCGTCCGTCGGGGAACATCACATAGAGGAAGCCCCCGCCGCCCTGGGGTGTGTCCGCCATTCGGCCGACCTTTTCAATGTCTTTTACACGCTGCATAAAGGCGTTGTAAAGGCTGCGTAAACGATCCAGCGGGATGCGGTTGAAGTTCGTCGCCCCGGCCGCCCGACAGGCAATGGCCTTTACCCGATTCACATCCGCCTCATAGTCCATTGCTTGGCAGTAGGCGAACACGGCGGCCATCACTCGCTTGCGCCAGCGATCTGCCTCAGACGCCCGCGGGGTCATCGCCACGGCCAGTTTACTACACACGTCGGCCAGCCCCGCGCAATCCATTTCCGAGGAATGCTCTACGCCATACGAGGCGAGGATTTCGCGCTTACCGTCCTCATCGATCCGCGCCCTGTTTAGCAGCATGTGGAAGCGCTTCAGCAGTTGCCGCTTCCGGTGATCGTTGTCTATTGTTTTCATCATTTCTTACTTCTAACTACTTCTGACTACGTATATAATAAGGATGGAGACGAGCGAACTCTTAAAGAAGGTCCGGCAGATCGAAATCAAGACGCGCGGACTCTCGAACAACATCTTCGCCGGGCAATACCACTCAGCCTTCAAAGGGCGCGGTATGGCCTTCAGCGAAGTCCGCGAATACCAGTTCGGCGACGACACGCGCGACATCGATTGGAAAGTCACCGCGCGCTACGTCCGACCCTACGTCAAGGTCTTCGAGGAAGAGCGCGAGCTGACCGTCATGCTGCTCATCGACGTATCGGGCAGCAAGGACTTCGGCACCGTGTCGCAGATGAAGCGCGACGTGACCACGGAGATCGCCGCCACGCTGGCCTTCTCCGCCATACAGAACAACGACAAGATCGGCGTCATCTTCTTCTCCGATAAGATTGAGAAGTTCATCCCCCCCCAGAAGGGCCGCCGACACATCTTATATATCATCCGCGAGCTGATCGACTTCCGCCCCGACGACCGTCAGACGGACATCAACCAAGCGCTGAAGTACCTCACCAACGCCATCAAGAAGCGTTGCACGGCCTTCCTGCTCTCCGACTTCATCGACCGCGGCAACTACCGCGACGCGCTGACCATCGCCAACCGTAAGCACGACATCGTAGCCATCCAAGTCTACGACCGCCGCGAGACGGAGCTCCCCGCCGCAGGCCTGACAGCCGCCGCGATAG